CAGCTTGTTGGAAGCCAAACTCTAATCTTGGTAAATATATAAAATAACCCCAAAACATAGGAGCTTTCAATGTAAATAAATCTTTCCCATGTATGGTGTTTGCCCTGTCATAAGGAATACAAACTGGATAATCCCACATTTCTGGTAATATCCTCATCATTTCTGGATATGTAGTGAAAAATAATGCTTCAGGTATATTTCTTAGTTTCCATTCTCTTAAAAGACGTTGAAACCAAATAATAGATGGTGCTTTTGCTGCTCCACCAGCTCTTTTACTCCATCTCCACGTACCTCTTTGTTTGCTAAAAGAACATCTTCCATATGTAGGTGGGAATAAATATGTTGTACCTGTCCATGGAGCTTCCATATTTAAACCATCTTCTTTCAATGTATATATTTTTTTTGCTCTTAAAAATTGTGCATTTGCATTGTGTGTTGAGCATGGATCTAGGTCAATATCCCCTAGTAATGCACTTATGTAAGGTATGTAATCTGCTGGAGTAAGCCAATCATCCTCAATATGAAGGATTCTTCCAAGAATAAACTTATATTGTTTCCACGATAAAGGTTTTTTTGTCACATTTGAAGAAGTCCTGTTTGTTTTTCATCAGTTTTGAAGTGAAAAAGCTGTATATCATCTTTGTCTTGAAGTATAAATAAAGCTTCTTTTTCAGGGTCAAGAGATTCTGCTAATGAAATTGCTTTTCTTAAATGTTCTACCCCATGTAGTTCTTTATTATTTGCATCATTAACTGCTTTAATTAACAAATCTACTGTCAAATAAAACATACTATCTTTATCTTTTTTCTGAGGCATAAAAATTATTGCCCCAGGACCTTCGTTTTTATAAAATTTCTTATAATAATCTGCTTGATCCGCAACAATGCGCTCAATTGAGAGTTTTAATAGTTTTTCTTCTGTTTCTCCTGTTGTTGTTCCCAACATTTTAAGGAGTAGTTTGTTACGTCTGCTTGTCATTAGATTCTCCAGCTACTTTAGTGTAACTCTCATTTGTTGGTTTAACAGGTTTAACTTTAGGTACTGATTTTATTAAATGACCTAATCCAGATTTTTTTAAAGTTTCTAAGAGTTTTGGCAATGGTTTGTATAAAACCACAGCTTTTTGCATATTTCCTATTTTTTTTATAAGCTTTCCATTTTCATCTCTTAATTTTGTTAATTCTTCTTGTCTTATCAAATATTCTGCGACACAACGATATCGCCGTTTTTCAGATAAGTTAATTTCAGGATAACGATCACAAATGGTGCTAGTCCTCATATCACTGAAAGTTAGTCGTATTTGATCTGCAAGAGATAAACCAAGCATTAGATCAGTTGTACTAGTCTCATAGCCTCGTATTAAGTCTAAATATCTTCGTAAATCAGGAGTTTTAAAGCTACCAGAAGGTGGTATAAACATTTCCACTTGTTCTATTAAAGAGGGCATTAAGTGCTCTTTAAAATTATCAACAGTTACATCTTCAGTTTTTAATTCTGCAAAACGATAACTTTGATAAACAGTTGTTGTATTTTCTGCTGGTTCATAATCTGTATTTTCTAGGACATGCAACCAATCCTCAGTGTTAATTATTGTCATTCAAGGATGTTGTCTTCTTTGATGTTAGCTGATTTTTTGTATTCGTCCCATTGTCTCTTGTGATCAGTTATTAAAGTCTGGATAAAAAACTCTCGAAGCTTATTTATTTTAGGGGTAAAATCAGGATACAATTCTTTTTTAGTCTTATTAGACATCCATAAAGACTCAGCTAACATTTTTTGATTATTAGTAAGCAAAGTATCTTTTAAATCTTTCGTGGACATATCCTCTATAAGTTCGCTAAACTCCGTAAGGAAAGGATATTGTTTGTTATGAAGAGACCCATCACTTATGCTGAGTTGGTGTTGATTTTGATTTTTATTCCCTTTGGCTATGTTGGAGTCCAGCATCTACACGGGTTTGTCACAGATAGAATCAGTATAGAAATAAAACTAAAGTGAGTAAATGGCTGAAGATAATAACAAAATAGGCGCCACTATAACTTATGACTCTCAACATGCCTTAGATGCTGCTCGTAAATACAAGGAACAAATAGCAGGTCAGCTAGGTCATAAGTTA